GAATAGCTCATGCGGGATGCCAGTATATAATTCTTGGCCCGGCTGCTGCCTCCGAAATACTGTGCAAGCAGTGGTGCAGAGGGGGTGCTTTCCAGTGAAAACGGCACCATGTCCGGCTCACCGGTTCCGAGGTAATCAATCCCCAGAACCACATCACCGTTGTTCAGTGTAGTTATAAGCGGACAGGTTGCGAGCCAGTCCAGCATGGCCTTTACGTCTGCGGTTTTCTGGCTCACTTCAGATCCTCCTGTGCGCGTGCTTTGACAAACGAGATGAACTCTGTACGGTGATCGTTGATACAGCGCTCACCCCAGTGAGGGCCGCGGCCATCCTCACGGACGCCGCGCCCCAGTGGCAGGCGGTAGTACTGGGCACCCGCATAAGGGGTGACGTGCATGATCTCGCCGCTGCCCAGTACCGTGTGTGTTTTGGCGCTGTTAGCCAGCGCACCGGTGCGCAGCGGCACATAGGGCGCTACCAGCCGGATGAACTCCGCGTCTGTTTCCTTCTGCAGCTGTTCAAAGCCGGCGGTAAAACGCCCGCTCAGGTCTGCCGCCCAGCGGATCCCCAGCCGGATCTTGCCATCCTGCCCCAGATCCACATCCCGGGGCTGGTTTATGGTGAGCAGCGGGTTTGCCATCAGCTCACCTCCACACACCAGTGGGGCACACGCCCATCGCGGTTGTCGTGAATGCTGGTCACTGTAGCGGTGCGACCGCTGGGCAGCTGCACCTTATCTGCCAGCGACAGCGTCCAGTAATCGCTGCGCCGGGACGGGTCGATTGCCTTGAAGGCAGACGCGGGCAGGAAGCACCGGCCTGCGTCCATGGCGGCCTTCGGCCGATCCGCAGGTGCTGCAGTAGAGTAGCCCGGGAAGATGCAGATCACCGTTGCATCCCGGCGGGAAAATCCGGGGGTATCGACCTGCGCGCTTTGGACTTCCGCGCAGCTGACCTTTGACAGCTGAAAGGTGTAGCTGGCGTCAGAAGTCCCGGCGCGGACATGGTGGATAAAATTGACGCTCTTGGTAGCCAGAAGAGGCTTGCCCACGAAAAACACCTCCTCAGCGTCTACGCGGCGGGTGATAAACCGCACCTGCGTAAATCATCCAGCGGGTAGCCGGAGCGGACAGAACCCGCAGGATCAGCTGATCCTGTTGCTGCTGGATCGCAGCCTGTGTGCTCTGCGCTGCGGCGTAGCTCTCGGAATAACCGTGGTTGTTGACGCTCGTTACACCGGACAGACTTGCCTGTGCGGCGCTGTCGCCGCCCAGACTGCGCATCAGGGTAACCAGTTGCGCCTGACACTCGGCCAGCTGACTGATCTCTTCCGGTAGCGCCGCCAAAACCGCCCGCCAGTGGGTTGCCCCTTCGATCTCCAGCGCAGCTTTGGCTGCCAGCTGCCGGAACTCTGCTTCTGTCAGAGTGGTGTCGGGGCAGCGCTCTTGGTAATCGGTGTAGGTCAACCAGCTATCCATAGGACGCTCCTTACACGGTGAAGTTGGCCTTGGGGATCACGAGCTTACCCATACGGACGTTCTTATGGTTGAACTTCAGCTTCCAGTTGCTGGAGGTGGTAAACTCGGCGTCAGTCGGGGTCTCCTTGGCGGTCTGATCACCATCGAAAGACAGACCGTTCGGGTGCAGCACGATGGCGCGGTTGTTATACAGGATATCGGTGCCGCCCGCCTTGGATGCGTTGTACTCGGTATAGTCCGGGGTGATGACCTTGGGGGATGCAGTCAGGATGGAGCCCTGACCGAACAGCAGAGACTCGTAGTTGTCCGCGGTAGAGGTGCCGCGGTCATTCACGATGACCACCAGACCGTTAATGGTGGGCAGGTTGACTTCCTTCTCCAGCACGTTGGCGATGACGTACTTGTTGAAGTTTACCAGACCCATCTTCTGGTACTCCGCGTAGATCTTGGAGTGCATCACCAGCAGGCCGAACTTGCCGGCCATATCGCCCAGAGCGTTCTGCTGAATGTCGATCAGCTGGTTGGCGGTCACGCCGCCGGCGCTCTTTTCGATGGTCATGATGTGGCTTTCCAGACCGGTGGCGCCCAGTGCGGCGTTTGCCATCGTGGTCATAAGGTTCTGCCAGTACATACGCCAGTAGCGGCCAGTGTTACGCGCTACGGCTGCCATAGGATCGGCAGCGGTCAGCTCGCGGGTCAGGTCGGTTGCCTTCCACGCCTTCATGCGATCCAAACGGATCCACGTCTGCTTACCACCGGAGATCTCGGTGGGCACGTTGTCGTTCACGCCGTCACGCACCAGCGGAGCATCCTCGGCAGGATCCAGCGGGTTGTAAAAACGCAGGGTGCCCATCACACCGCCCTGTGCGCTCATTGCGTCAGTCAGGGACTGATCGTTGGCAAGGATGCCGGAGGCGTAGATGGAATCGAAGAAAGTGGCTTCCTGATCCACAAAGCCCTGATAAACTTCAGGATCGAACGGAAAGCCGCCAAAAGTGCCAGTTGCAGGCATAAGTATCTACCTCTCTTTAGTGTCGTGCAGCCCGGATCTGAGCCGAAAGCTGCTGGAAAAGTGCAGGGTTGCGGGTGCGCAGCGCCATGCGCTCGGCACCGGTCATTGCCAGAAACTCGTTCAGGTTCGGCTGCGCATTACCGCCCTGAGCACGGGGCTTCGGGATGATGATCGGGGGAGTGCCCGGCTGGTCCTGATCCTGCTCGTGGTTGTCACCGTCCTGCCCGGCGGGGTCCTCCTGCTGGAACAGATACGGCTTGCGGGCCTTGAGATCCGCGAAAGCTGCCTTGACGTCCTCGCTCTGGTTCTTGCTGTCGCGCAGTGTAGCTCTGTTCGGCAGCAGCGCGATCACGTCCTCTTCATCCAGCGCGCCTGCCTCTCGGGCAGCGGTACGGAGCACGCCGCTGAAGGTGTATTCCGCAGCCTGCGTGGTCAGCTGGTTGGTCAGGTTCGTGATCTGGTTGCGCAGATCGTTCACGTCTACGCCCTCAAAGGCTGCAAGACCCTGCTGCGCAGTGGTCAGCTGCGCCTGCAAGCCCTGTACAGTGGCCTGATGGGCGGTTTCGTCCTGACCGTGCAGGCGCATGATCTGGTTGATCTGCTCCTCGGTCAGACCTTCGATGGCTCTCAAATCCTCGCGTTTCATGGTTTTTCCTCCTTGGAGAGCTACGGCACTTGGTATCGTGTTGCCTTACACGGGCTCTCTGCCCCTCTTTGTACACCGGGGGCTCGGTGTGATCTGGGTAAAGGATAGCAGCATCCCGGTCGGAAAAACGAACACGATTAGAAAAACGTCAACCTGTCAACCATGTCAACGCCAGATCGTTATTACCCCTCGCGGGCGCGCTTCAAGAACTTCCCCGCGGGTGTATATTCTTCTTTTCTTCCTTTTTAGGTCTGGATATAGAACCTATGTTGACACAGTTGACAGAACACTGAAAAGCCGCATCACTGCTGAACTTCTACCGCGTCAACCGGCTTTGGCGGGTCGGTTGACAAAAGCAAAAGAAAAACGCCCCCAGTGTTGGCGCACTAGGAGCGTTTGCAATCAGTCTGCCCTTGGCGGGGC